ATGCATTACCGCTCCCCGATAGCATCGAACCCGAAAGGTCAATCATAGGAATCATGCTTCCCATATCTCCTAGTTTCTCGAGCATATTTTCCCACTGAAGATTAAGCACTTGTTTCTGGGTTGTTGTTGTGTATGATGAAGAATTAAACATACTCCACGCATCCTTTGCGATGACCTCAAACCCGACACGCTTTCCCTTGATGGTCTCACCTTTTTCAACGCTTGTATTCACGAAATCATTGAAGTTTTCTGCTGCTTGAATGCGGTCTGGATTATCACTTCGGGTCGAACCATCCTTCTTTTGGTTCATAAATGCTCGGGTCTGCTTGCGCATCGTGATTGATGTTACATCGTTCTTGTAGTCGATGCTGGCCCAGTCTCCAGCACATTGACGAACTTGTGGTGTATTCAGTTTCTTGTTGAGGTGTGCGAGGACATTCTGACGATATTGGGTATAGCACTTACGACGCGCCCTTTCTCTACTCTCAGGGGTTTTCGCGGTTGACATATACTCGTAGAAGTAATCTTCCGCAAGAGCATGATAAAATGCCTTGAATGGTGTAGAACTCTTCTTGCACGCATTTTCGCGAGAAACCCATCGCGCAGCAAGTGATGGGTTTTCACTCGTTATATCGTTCCGGAGTTGCTCGTTCACAAGAGTGATAAGAAATCCCATTACCTTTGGTGGACAAGACTCACCACCAAATACTTTCCAAAAGTACTTGATATCCTTCCATGACCCGTAAGGATGTGTGCTCTTTACACCCTCATCAGTGGTCATAGGAATAGGAGTAACATAATACTTAATCATCTTTAGTGCCTCATCGGGATTGATATTATACCACTGCTTGATAAATTCGCGTCCAATAGAATATTCACCCTTTCCATTTTCTATATCACGTGTCTGAACCACCATGCGTCGCAGCATATCCAGAAGTTCCTCTGCCTCTTCTTGATTGTGGAATGATGTTGATTGAGTATCCTTTACCATATTCGCGACTTTGTATGCTATGGTATAGAATCGCTTTCCAAGATTATTAACACCGTATTCTGTAGTGCGAACCGTTTGGAATGAAAGTTGGACGATTTCTTCGCGGATATCATTTGACCAACCATACTCTGCGTGTCCATTCTTACCCCTCTGGATTGGAGTGTGTGTGTCAAGTGCGGAAACCAGTGTAGCGGCCATTGTTTATATTTCTGATGTGATTGCTTTAAGTCCTTTAGCGATGACTGTTACGACGTGTGTGACGCGAAGGAAGTATTTTTACTCTCTTAGTATTATTACCTTTCAATTTTTTATTACTTTCGCGAAATATTAAAAAAAGACTATTGGTCGATTCAAAAATGTGGTCGGAGTTTTCGAATGAGATGGGTTCGATCTTTATTTCGCGAAAAAAGGTGCTGTAATCGGTGTTTTTATTGACGTCATTTACTATATAAGAGAGAAGGTTAGTTAGTTCGTATTTTTTTCTGTTTGCTAAAATGAGACGGGTTAGTTCGTCCTTGGTGAGAATATTATTCGTTATTGCAATTGTTTCCTGATTTATTTTTTGGATTATATTTTCTTGATCCATATAAAAAAATATAACCTTGAGTGTTCGGTTTTGTTTATTTTTGTTGTCATAGTTTTTTATCCATTGATCGTCAAATTCCATTTACTCTAATTAATCTGTAATGAGAAAGATTACACATTAATTAAACTCATATATAGTTTCGTCTTCACTGCTTTCATCGCTTGTGGATGTTTCGTTCATTCTTGCTAGTTTCTCTTCCAATTCGTTATCCTTTTTAATCGTATCCAGTTCCCAAATATTTAAGTAGGTGGGTCCATTAATTTCTTCATCCAATTCCTTATAATACTCGTATCGTTCAATCATAGTATAATATGCGTTATGTCGTCGTAGTTCGTTCTTGTATCCTAGATAATGAGACATATCGTAATACCGTTCACTGTGTTCTCCTACTAGGAACTTGGGGGTTTTAGTTTTGCGTATATGGACCCAACCATCGGGAACTGCCTTAAGGATTTCTTCTTTGGGTTGTGGAACAAATAGAGAGGAGGCGAAATTCATTTCAGTCTTGGGTATGGAGGTGGGCGTATGCGTGGGTGTATGCGTGGGTGTATGGTTTCCTAGAGTTGGGAAACTCTCTACTGACTCTACATTGGGGGTGGGTGATTGTTGGCGCTTCTTCTTCTCTCTTCTTTGAGAGTTTGAGAGTTGCTTATCGACTTTTACATGAAAGGTATTATTATTATTATTTCCATTACGCTTGTTGGGTGGAACGTATGCCATAGTTGTTGAAGATGTGGAGGAGAGATGTAATTATATACTTGTACTTTATTATATATATATTATTTCAATTTTAAGTTAAAGATAAAAAATATATAGTATATGTCTTCTAACAGCTAAACTTCCCTCTAATCAATCGTTCTAAAAAAATGAATAAGCAGCCAATAACCGTTTATAGAAGACCGTAACTACTTATCTACTATTTCGCATCTTTTCATAATTATGATAATCAATAATGTAAAGATGTTATTTAGATGATGTTATTTAGATGTCATCAATATTGATAGTTTTTCCGAGATAATGGGTTGTGTTGGTGGTGTCGGTGGTGGTGGTGTTGGTGTCGGTGTCGGTGGTGGTGGTGTTGGTGGTAGTGATATCGTTCGTGTCGTCTTCGTCGGTGGTGGTGGTATCGTTTGTGTCGTCATCCTCGGCGTCGCTCGGTAGATCGACATTTCTATAAAAGTTTACTACATCATCATCATCTTGGGTTTCATTTATTACACTGTTAAGACTTGTAAATAGAGTCCATTTATTTTTTAATGATGTCTCTTTTTGAATAATATTTTTCTTTTCTAGTTCATTATAGACCTCAAGTAGGTCGGTTTTTTCCAGTTTATCTTCCTTTGGTTTTTCGAAATCACGGCGACCAACGAGACACCATGTCCCACGAGTAATAACATTGCCGCGTTTTCCACGACCGCGAAACTTATTACGTATTATACAGATACGTTCTTTACCGTCGATACAGGTAACTAAACACATGCCATTACCGAGAAGTTTAGAACAGCATGCATAGAGTTCATCTTCATGTGTAGCTAGACGCGTTTTTACTGTGGCAGATGATTCTGTAAATCCTGATTTACGTGCGTGTTTTTTTGCTTTGTTTCCGCCCTTTGTGTTCTTCACCATTATATGCTAATGTATAGTGGTTTCTTTTGTTTAATTCAATTTTATTGATTAGTGCCCTTTATTCAGTGCCCTTTATTCAGTGCCCTTTATTCAGTGATTGTATTAATATTTTTTTCTCTCTAAGATACATAACTATGAGCGAATGGATGGAACACTGGAAGAACGTTAAGAAGAGTCACCCCAATAAATCCTTGAAGGAAGTTTTGAAGATGGCCTCAAAAACTTTTAAGTCTAAGAAGTCCATGAAAAAAGGAGGTATGAGTTGCGGAACTAAGAAGTCTATGAAAAAAGGAGGCATGAGTTGCGGAACTAAGAAGACTATGAAAAAAGGAGGCATGAGTTGCGGAACTAAGAAGTCCATGAAAAAAGGAGGCATGAGTTGCGGAACTAAGAAGTCCATGAAAAAAGGAGGCATGAGTTGCGGAACTAAGAAGTCCATGAAAAAAGGAGGCAAGAAAAGTAAGAAATCGCGTAAGTAAAGTAAATTGAATAAGTTTAGCAACATGATTTAATTTTTTGAAAGTATCGGTTTTTGTATGTTTTTTTGAATTTCATAGCAATATCTGTCTTTGACAGATTTTTCTCTGTATAAAGACGTTTTACCTCATCGGTAATTTCATTTTTGTGAGTGTCACAAAAATCATCGAAAGCAGAGGATGGTTTGAAATTATTGCGACGGGATAGTAAAAATATGTGGTTATCCATTGCCTCTATTACATTGTTATTAAGACTTACATATGTTCGTCGCTGTTTTGGTTCGTCTTTGGTATTTTTCTTTTTGCGAAAGTAGTATCGTGCACTTTTATACATTTTGTCGTGTGGGTTTCCAACATAACCGCTATCTTTGAGAAGTTTGGATTCGGTTTCGACCAAAGTTGTGAATGTTTCGATCCATTTAATCCATGCCTCTTTAAAACACTGACGATTGTCAAAGCGATGCAGTTGAGCAAACTCATGAAGTTCCTTTTGGAAGTTTGGAGTAAATTTGTAGCGGAATGTTGCTGCTTTAAAGGTCTCCATTCTATTTAATATTGTTACACTGAAATACTTACTCTTTTAGCATTTCAATTTTTAGAAAGTTAATATAAAGCATGTATCAAGTGTCATTGATACCGTATTACGACGCTGTTTATCAGTGTTATAAACAGATTTTAACAATTTATCCACAACCTAGTGGAGGTTTGACGCGGATTACAAAACAGGTTGCTCCTCCAAGGTTGTCACCGTTTAGACAAAATTCTTGGTGTGGTAGTTATCCACAATGTTTTTATGCGATACTTAATCCTCAGGTTCCGTGTGATTTTTTGTCTGTGAATGAACTGCCATTGTTGATTGATTTTCTCTCTAAAGAAGGATATAAGATAGATAATCAGTTGACTAAGGTGATGATGAAAGCAAATAGTGAGATTAAGGAGACACTATTATTTTATATAATTGAAATAAAAAATCATTAATGTATTATCTATATAATCAAATTATGGATGAATATATAGATGCGTTGTCAGAGAATGAGAAAAGAGCATTGGAAATTGCGAAGGCACATCTGGAATCTTCGTTTTCACTAGAAAAAAGTATTGGTTATATTAAGTTTACTGAAAAGAAGGAAAAGGGAGATTAATTGTTTCTATTTTTTTTTTGGTTTTACAAGTGCTGGTGCTGGTGCTGGTGCTGATATTTTTTGTTTTACAAGTGCTGGTGCTGGTTGTGCTGTTGGTGCTGGTTGTGGTGCTGATATTTTTGGTTTTACAAGTGCTGGTGCTGGTTGTGCTGTTGGTGCTGATATTTTTGGTTTTACAAGTGCTGGTGCTGGTGCTGGTTGTGGTGCTGATATTT